AATAATATATAGCTGATATATCACATAGTACATAAGGAAAACACCCATTTATAGGCTTATTTTAAGCTTATTTTTGGGTGTTTTTTTTGTCTTTTTTTCACTAATTAACTATATTTTTAATAGAAATACGACCAAAATGGTTAACAATTGGGTAAAAAAGCTCATAATTTGAGAAGGTTTTAGATTCCCCTATGTAAATATCCTATTACTGGATATCTATAAGAATAATACAAACATATTCCCCCTCTTTTAGTTTATATAGGGGCGTAATACTATAACCGATTGATGACCCAGAATATTGACGGGTTGATACATAGATTTAGGAATAGTATAAGTGTTTGATTACACTGATGTAATCTGAGGCGATAGGTAGAGAGATAGGCTAAGTCTTTCCCAGCCCATTTGATTAACAAAAATAAAATGTGCGTAAACTTTTACCTTCCTCCCTTAGATAAGTATTTATCTATGAGATTTTGGAATACATTTTGAATGCCATATGTAATTTGTTAGTTATGATTAGAAATATGTAATAAAGTTAAGCGATAAATAAACTATTTTTTGCGGGTGTACAATAACAAATGCATTTCTTATTGGGACACCCGCCATCTTTATGATTAGAAAATGTATATTAAAAATGGTAAAGGTAAGCGTTTAGATAGCTGGCGTTCATTGTGCTTTAGCACGGGATGAACGCCAGCAAAAAAGAAGCCCCGTACCGAAGTACGGGGCTTCTACACGCCTTACGGGGTAAGGGTTACTTGCGCTTGCCTTTGGCAGGCTTGGCGAGTGAGACTACGCAACGCCCGTCTGTAGTCCATTGAACGGACACAGCGACATTGTTGCGCTCTGCAATGGTTTCAACACGACCACGATACTTAGCCTTGTGGTTTGTGTAATCCTCATCGTTTGGATTACCCTGTGCGTCATCCCAAATGAATGCGTCACCCTCAACCTTTGGGTCAAGGCTAACAATCTCGGCTTGTAGTGTCTCATCGTGGAACGCTTCACGCCCACGCTTGGACAGCATGCCTTGCAGGTCATTGAGGTTTATCTTTGCCATAGGTATTCTCCCATGTTCAACACTCGGTATGAGTGTGTCTCGGCGGTATTGCCTTTGACATAAATAAACATACCATTATGGTAAAAATGTGTATTAAAGTGAGTTTCGTATTGGTACCCCAACAGCGGGTGTGCAATTGCATCGCTGAAGCGCAATCGCACGCCCGCCATGTGTGCGGAATAGAAATTTGTACTAAAAACAGGAGATATGAGTGTGCTACGGAGCTGGCGTTCATTGTGCTTCAGCACGGGAAGAACGCCAGCAAAAAAAAGACCCCGTGCCGAAGCACGGGGTCTTTCACTAACCGCAGGAGATGCGGTTACTTGCGCTTGCCCTTGCCCTTTGCAGGCTTGGCGAGCGAGATAACCATCTGACCAGTGGTGAGCCACTGCACGCTGATGGCTACGCCGTTCTTATCGGCTAGTCCCTCAGCACGCCCACGCCACATTGCTTTGTGGTTCGTGTAGTCCTCGCTGGTTGGGTCTCCTTGACTGCCCTCGTAGATGGTTGCATCACCATCTATCGCTGGGTCAAGGCTCATGATTTCAGCCTCAAGTTCAGGGTTGTCATACGGGGCTCGCCCACGAGATGATAACTGACCTTTGAGGTCGTTCAGGTTTACCTTTGGCATTGCTTATCTCCTTGGTTATACACACCGCAGTGTGTTGCCTCAGCCTAATCGCTTTGGCATGAGATAACCATACCATTATGATAAAAATATGTATTAAAGGTAGTTGCGTATTGGTACCCCAATGGCTGGAGTGCAAATCTTTTGCTAAAGCAGATCCGCACACCAGCGGCAGTGAGAGAATGTGTATTAAACTTAACCAACATGGTCCAGGGGTGGAGCTGGTGTTCAGACAAAAAAAACTCCCCCCGCCCGAAGGCGAGGGGAGCGGGGGAAGGAACAATCACTCTGGTTGGAAGAGTGTGAGGTAATCCATTTCCTCAATGGAGCCCTGAACATCTGTGAACAGTTGCTCAATGTCGCTCAACTTGTCCTGCACTTCGCCAATGAACTCTTGGCGCAGGGCAACCTTCATGTCAATCACGATGCTGAGCATCTGAGCGTTCATTTCGCCTCTGGTGATGAGGTTGTCTTTCAGTTGCATGGCAACTTTGACAACATCTTCGTGGGCAATTGTGAGCGCCCTTGGGTGTGGTGGTAGGTGTGTCATTGCTTTCTCCTTGTCAAGGGGATAGGAAGTGTCCTTGACATCTATAAACATACCATGTCATCAAAAATGTGTATTCAACGGCATTGAGACCCTGTACCCTTTTCGTTGTCGTACAAATTGTTTGGTAAACCCAATCCGCACGCCAACGATTTCAAGAGAGAGAGAGCGTACACTCAACATATTGGATATACCTTTGCTATGGCGCTGGTGTTTGGGCACAAAAAAAACCCCCCAAGCCCGTAGGCTTGAGGGGTTCGCTGGAGAAGCGACCTTATTTCTTGGTGATTACTGGCACTACGAGTTTGCCCTCGGCGTACCAAATCACACCAACTTTCTTTTTTCCTGCAAGGCTGAGGATACGAGCACGAACACGGTTTTTGTTGGCTATCGTGTTCGGTACTGCCCTTTGTGTTGCGACAATATCACAAGTGTCGCTCACTGCCTTGACGCACTTGGCAAGGTAATTATCATGAAACTTTGGTCGCCCACGCCTCATTACCTTGACCGAGCCTTTAGGTACTCTACGCATTTGCTTTCTCCTTGCCAGCGGGGTTAGGATAATCGCTGACATGAATAAACATAACATATCATGAAAAATGTGTATTCAATGTAGTTGAGAGTGTGTACCCCTTCGGCTGGTGCACAAAGCTTTTGCTGAAGCAGCTCCGTACACCATTCTTTTTGTGTTGTGAGAATATGTATTAAAGAAAGCATGCCAGGATACGCAATAGGGTCGGAGTTTCCCCCTCGCACCCGTAGGCACGAGGGGGAAGTTTTATGCTGATTTTGGGAAATTGTACTCTGTCCTGATAGTCTCTATCAGCCTGTCAATTTCCGAGTCAAGGAAACGGTGTATCTTATTCAGCCTTGCCGAAGTCTCGGACATACCTAGATACCTGCACATTACACTTGCCAGCATGATTCTCTTGCGGGTCTTATCTAGTTCCCTAGATATTTGCAGAACCGCCGTTTTGCATTGGTAACGCTTGTCCATTATTTCGCCTCCGCAAACATCTTGTCCCAACACTCTGAATGGTAGCCATTCATGAGTTGCTCACGCTGGGCTGGGGTAAGAGTAGGGAAACAATTCTGAATGAGTTCGCCCTGCCAACTAGCCGTCTTGCCAAACTCCCATTCATCACGGGTCATTTGGACCTCGCCCCAATGCCCACATTCGGGGCAAGTCGGGGTTTGAATAGTAACCATTATTTTCATTGCTATCTCCAATCTGTCCTAGCCCGTTGCTAGGAACAAGATAACCATACCATCTGATGGAAAATGTGTATTAAAGAGAGTTGATAGTGTGTACCCCATTGACTGGTGTACAAATCTTTCGCTGAAGCAGCTTCGCACACCACCGTTCTTGTGTGATGAGAATGTGTATTAAAGATAAAGGGTATGGTCATGTGAGAACGCTGGTGTTTAGGCAAAAAAAAACCCCCCAAGCCTTTCGGCTCAGGGGGTTCGTTTGTTTGGGGGGTGATATGTGCTTAGGCTTGAGGTCGGGTGACGGTAATTCCCAATTCCTCAGCGAGGGCTTTGGCTTCTTGGTTCTTCTTGGCTATTGCTTCCTCGTAACCCTTGAGCATCATTGCCAAGCCCTGAATGCCTTTCGTGTTGCCCTGCTGGGTAGCACGGTTGAGTGCGCCTGCAACAACCATGAATTGTTGTTCCAGTGTCAGTCTTGCGACTGGGTGGTTTGGACTAACTTCTGTCCGCTTTTTCATTGCTATCTCCCTGTCAAGGTGTTAGGGAGTGTCCTTGACATAGATAACCATACCATCTGATTAAAAATGTGTATTCAACTTAGTTGACAGTGTGTACCCCACAAGCTGGCGTACAATGCTTTGGCTAAAGCAGCCTTGCACACCATCGCAAGGCGATAAAGAAATGTATATTAAAAGAGAGACATGTGTAGGTGCTGAAGGGTCGGGGTTCTCCCCCCGCCCGTAGGCGAGGGGAGATGGTATCACTCGTAGATACGATACCTGTCCTGTTGCTTCTCCAAGACATGAGCCTGACGGTACTTGTCAAACACTTCGCACCAAACTTTTGCGAGTGTCAATGAGCCTGCAACGAAGCGCTCTACCGAGTGCAACATTTTGCCGTTCTCATCAGTGACATAGCACCAAGCCATGTAGTTTCCAGAACCGTCAAAAGCCTTGTAGACTTCGTACATATGCCAATATGTCCAAGCGTACTCGGCAGTGCCGTTTCTTACCCACTTCATAGTGACTAAAGGAGTGGTCATGAGGTTATCCTTTCTATCGGGGTTAGGTGTGTTCCGATGTCAATAACCATACCATGTGAGGAAAAATGTGTATTCAATCTCGTTCATGCTCTGATCCTCAACAGTTGGTGTGCAATTGCTATGCTGAAGCGCTCTTGCCCACCACCCGACCGAGTGTGTGTTGAGAGTGTATTAAAAACTATTGGCATAGGCATGGAGTCGGGCGGGTGTTGAGACAAAAAAAAGAACCCCAAGCGCCTCAGGGGGGAGGCACTTGGGGTTCGGGTTAGGTGCTTGTTATAAGCCAACCACGCATTGGAATATCATCCAAGCGAGGCAAGCGAACACAATGTACGCACCAATTTCAGGCAGGCGCTTCATTGAGATACCAGCCTGTATTCCAGCACCTCGTAGAAGTTACCTGACGGGTGATACTGGGCATTGACGGTAATCTCAACGATACCACCGTCAAGTTTGAGCCTGAACACTTGGTATGCCCAAGTGTCGTCAACCTCAACGGGGATAGTGTTGGATAGGATAAGGTTCAGTGCACGCTTGCCGAGCAAGGCACGCTGAGCCGTTTCGCTTGTGTCTATGGTAGCCATAGTTTCCTCTCTGTCTCGGCGGGTTGCCTTGACTGATATAACCATACCATACGATAGAAAATGTGTATTCAACCTCGTTGATATGATGAACCCCATTGCCTGGTGTACAATTGCTTTGCTGAAGCGCCCTTGCCCACCATCGCATGTGTGAAGTGAGTGCATTCAAAGAGAAGAAACTCCGTGTGCAGATGAGTCGGAGTTCAGGGCAAAAAAAAAGCCCCCAAGCCTCGGAGGGTGAGGCTTGAGGGCTTGTCGGGGCATTGAGTTACTAGAACTCTATTGGTGCTTCAATTGCTGGTATCTGCACTGCGTTGCGATGTTCTTGCATCGCACGCTGGTCGGCTTCCAAGCCGTACTGAATCATTTGCGCACGATGGTCGCAATCTTGCACCATGCGTGTCAGATGTTCAGCGGTTCGGTTCCAACCGCTTGCTCTGCAGTATGCGCTTGCGTTTGTGAAACGCAAAGCGGTGTTCTGCAGTTGCTCTACCAAGTTTGCAACCATTCGTGGAATGTTGTCTCGCTCGGTTTCGCTGGGTGTTTGATAATGTGCCATGATGAACCTCCAGTTCATTTGTTGTTGGCGTTTGTGTTTATCGTTCACCCCGACAAGAACAACCATACCATCTGGAAGAAAATGTGTATTCAATCTTGTTCAAGCTCGCATCCCCAATCACTGGTGTACAATTCTTTTGCTGAAGCAGAATCGCACTCCAGCGATTGACCCTAGTCAACACAGGTATTTCGTATGCGGCTAAAAACAAAAGTAACATTCATAAAATATATACTCAAATTTTGGATAGGAAGGTTCAAGGCGGGTATAGGAGTATAAAAGTTTGGGGGAGAATAAAAAAGACCGCTAGAGATGCACATGCCCCTGGGGGTTAAGCCCAGAGGCATCTGCACCTATAACGGTCCTAAGGTTAGCTTTCGCTGCCTTTATCAGTATACACAGATACTAATTTGCGGGGTAGTAATAATGATTGGGTGTATTACCGAGAGTTACGGTAGAAGCCATGACCTTTGAAGTTGATTCCTGGCGGGGAGAATAATTGTCTCAGAGGAAGGTCGCAGACTGGACACTTATCCTTAGAGAGCTCCTCAGTGACTTTCCTAGTCTCTTCGTAGATGTGCTGGTTATTACAGATGTATTCATATGTTGGCATGTTTACCAGTATATCATGGCGAACAACAGTTAGTACTTTTCGTGCCACTCGTGCTAACATAGAGCGTGTCTACTGATTACAATATGTGGCTAAGAGCCGCTCATGACCACCTGTGGGTGTTTGACAAGCTGATTGTCGCAAAGAAGGCAGGTCATGTGTGCGGTCCAAGGGGTATGCCCGTTCCAAAACCCAATTTTTATATGGTGAGACCAATTTCCAACTTTGAGGGAATGGGTCTTGGAGCTCGCAAGGTCTGGTTGGAAGATTCTACGCTTGAATTACACCCTGGAGAGTTCTGGTGTGAGTTCTTTACTGGGGATCACATTAGCGTTGATTACCGCCTGTACGATCCTGTGTTGATTGTTAAAGGTACTCCACACCCAAATGCACCCCACTCTAAATTTATAAAATGGGAGAAGCTAGAAACACCGATCCCACAACCTGCCATGTTGGGCAAGATACCACTCTATTACAAGACAATCAACTGTGAGTTTATTGGTGGTAAGTTAATTGAGATACATTTACGAGGCAATCCTGATTTTATCTATGGCAATAGCATTGCAATACCTGTGTGGGAAGGTGAAAAAATTAATCCACCGCAATCAATGAGATTTGTGGAAGCTAAAGACATCAATAGAATTGGGTTTTATATAGACAATTAATATATGATACAATTAAGCATGTACGAATATCATGTAAAGAAAGTTTTAAAAGTAGTAGACGGAGACACTATAGATGTGGACATTGATCTGGGGTTTAATATCTCGTATACTCAAAGAGTCCGACTCGCTGGAATTGACACGCCTGAGTCACGCACCAAGGATGCCAAGGAAAAAGCATTAGGGCTTGAAGTCAAAGAGAAGCTCAAGAAAGCTATTGATGCCGCCAAAGATGTGGTGGTCAAAACCGAGCTTCCCGATAGCTCCGAGAAATACGGGCGCATCTTGGGCTGGGTATATCTGGATGGAGCCGCCAAGTCAATCAACGAGCAACTCATTGACGAGGGTTACGCTTGGGGATACATGGGCGAGACCAAGGTTAAGGACTTTGACGCTCTTTTGAAGAAGCGGCAAGCGAACAAGTAATTTTAAATTCTTGATTACCGTCACTTTGTTGGTTAGTATTTACTCGTTTTTCGCCACTTTTAAAAAGCCGCCGATTACGATACACCTCAATTAGAACAATTGCTGTAAGTATGTGGATTGACATGGCTATGAGAAACATCCAAGCTAGTTGAGTCATCCACCAAACCCAAATCATTCCATCCCCTTGAATTCAGGAAAATATTTTTCAACAGCCCTTTCCCGACTAATCCCAAAATCAGCACACCACTGTTTAAGTAAACCATTGGCGATATCCCGCCATCTATCCCGTTCCGCCTCCAGCTGCTTGATTTCGTTAAAAGTCTCTTTGTCCATTTTAATTATTCTATTTTTATCCATCACAATACTTTAAAGTCTACATTAAGTATAAACCTAAATGGATTCTTAACAGGATTAGACGCAGCGTGGATTTGGCTACCATCAAAAATTACAGCACGACCTTTTTTCGGATAAACCTCATCAGTGACTCTGTATGACTCATCAAAGAAATATGTGGGACCATCTGATGGGTTAATATAGTAAAGCAAAACTTTATGATTAACTGGATCTCCATTATCATACTGAAGATCAATGTGAGGAACTTGATGCTCATAGTTCATCATTGGTGGATAGGGAAAAGTCAAATTCACTTTAGCCCTGATCAACTCAATTTTGCCAAATTCAATTTCAAGTTTTTTTGTAAACTTCCTGATAACTGGAAGATGTGGTGATGCTTTATCTGATTCTGATTCGTAAAGATGATGTGACATCTGCAGCGGAGCATGTGTCCACCTTTGCGCTACCTCGCTTGAGAAGCGATGGCTACGAAACAAACGATAAGGAAAATTTTCAGTACTGACATATTCCTCAAAGTCCTCCTGTTCTTGTTGTGTAATGAAGTTGTCTATAATTTTCATGGCTGGCGAGGTAGGGCTTGAACCTACGACCCAGGGATTAACAGTCCCTTGCTCTGCCAACTGAGCTACTCGCCATCGTACTACTTACTTTAGCAGCAAAATAGCAATTGTGATTGCATGAAGCGTAAAATAAATTGCGTGTGTAATTTTATCTTGTTTTGACACTTTTATCCTTTCTTAATTGGAGTATTCCAAACTTCAATTAAATTTTGTTTTTTTCTTTCTAAATCTTCTGGAGTATTGTAACTAGGAAATGTCCCTGGATTTTTTTCAATTGGGAGCATAAAGTTTGAATATGCGTAACGAATGCCAGATGTGACTTCCTTTACGCCATGCTCACAATCGGTATGAGCCCCATGAATAACAAGATCTCCTGGCTGCACTGCATATTCTAAACCTAGCCTTGGGTAGTATGTTTCACCACCAGTAAATTCTCCAAAATAAACAACTAGCCCATAATGAATAATACAGCAAGTATTCCATCTATCAAGCTGAGTCAACTCCTCTTCCATCCCCTCGCCTGGGCTATCTTGGTGCAAAAACATTCCACCATCTCCAGGTCTAATGACTTGAAGAGCCAGATTGGGATGAATTATATATTCTGGAGCAATCAAATCGCTTGCTGAATTCCATATGTCAATTAAATGAGGGATAAGCGGGGTAGTCTTATCTCTATACCAATCAACTTTTGCATACTGTTCTCTTAAATAAGTTTTTTCTTTTGTATATTCTTTAATAACTATATTAATTTGTTCAACTTTTTCTTTTGGTATAAAATTTTTATAAACAAAAACTTTATCTGCTAGTTTTGTAATGCCTGGGTGGTCAAAGAACATGTATGTATTATATCAGATATCTATATCTTCTGGTCTTAAGGCTCTACCTGTACGAGATTCGTGTTCTTTTATGTGATTATACAAATCAAAATCTAATTTATGTAAATCACAAATTTCATCATAAAAATTATTAAATACACTCATTGAGTCTAGTTTAAATGGATTATCATTTACTTTTATTTCTTCATTAAGAATGATTGATTTATTTTTTAAATTTGTTAACTCTTCACTCATATCTCTCAAAAGATATTTTCTATTATCTAATGTTGATAATGTAAAATTATTTTTTTTAATTTCTTTTAATAAATCACTAAAAGACAAATTTCCTTTTTTAATAGACACACTGCTATCTTCATCTGATGTCCACTCAAGTGGTTGCGTTAAATAATCTGATTGAATGTTTGGTCTACCATCAAATCCAAGAGAAGATATTGATGGATTGTTGTATTTGCAATAATCATAAAGAACATCTTTAAAAGGTTTTCTCCAAGTAATAGGTCTTTGAGAAAAACTAAAAGAACTAATCAATCTATCTATTGGGTTCCTGACAATACTAAAACTTTTAATTCCTGGAAATTTTTCTATTGGTGTTGTGCCAAAGTGTCCTCTAATAAAATCATCATCTTTTCTTTTATTTAAAAAACAATCAAAAACTTCCTCACCCATCTGTTCAGCTGAGGTTAAATTTCTGACATACTTAATATCATTCTGATAATGATCCAATGCAGCCTCAACTGAGCTACCAGATGTTTTTGGAATATGGCAAAAGTAAATCATAGAGCCCCCTCTCGGACTTGAACCGAGGACCGCTTCATTACAAGTGAAGTGCTCTACCGCTGAGCTAAAGGGGCGTTAAACATATTTAATTAAACTAGACAGAGCGTATTTTACCACACCAGTTTGAGCACCAATAATACCACCAATTAGTGTATATTTTTGTAATAAATTATCAATAATTCTCCTATTGTCAGCAGAGTGATATTCAATTAAAAACACTTCTGGCTCAAAGGTCATTGACTTAAGTATTTCAATTTCAGCACCCTCGGTATCAATTTTTACAATATTTGCCTTAGGAAGTAGCTCTCCAGACATTACATCAACAATTTCAGTTTTATCAGTTTGCTCTACGCCTTTGTAAAAAGAACATTCACCAATATTGTTAAGACCATAAAACATTTCTTTTTTTTCATTCTTAGATCCTACAGCTACATTTATTGCAAAGATATTATCAATGTCTTTTATATTTTTCTTTAAGAGATCAAAATTATTTTTAATTGGTTCGTATGAATAGATAGTTGCGTTTTTCCATTTATTACTTGCCCAAATTGCAAAACCGCCAATATTTCCACCAATATCTAGAATAATAGGCTTTGGGTGATTGTATGGAATATCGTATTCTCCATTGTTAATTTTTTCAATATGTTTCACCATGTTTTCTGGTATTTCCATTATTTACACCTCTCGTGTTTTTATTAATAAATTTTTATTTTAATTAATTATTCCATTATGTTTTTTTACAAAATTATGAACTAAATAAAATTTAGGGTCATTTGGATGTTCTCTTAATAAAATATCTGTAACTCCAATTTTTTTTAGTTCTAACATTTTTTGTTTAATTTCTTCTTCTGTTCCAAAAATTGTCCAATTTTTTTGATGTTTCAAAGGAAGTCTATCTACAAATTCCTTTGCTTCCTCATGTGAATCTGACATTGTAACAGCAGCGCAAACCATTCTATTTTTATTTTTCTTAAAATTATCAGGATTTTCTAAATAATTGTTCATCATTGATAAATTATAATTTGCAAAACAAGAAGCGGAGTTTAAAGTTTTTTCAGATGTTCCAGACATAATAATTTCAGGAATATCTTCTATAGAAAGCAATGAAAGCATTTTCTTCATCCATTCATAAGTATAATCAATTCTTTTCTCAACAGTATTAAAATATTCTTTATTAAGAATAATATTATTAACAGATGACTCCCAGGGCTGAAGGTCTCCAGCTACTATATTAAACATTATTCTATTTTTTTGAATTTGATTAAAAGCTTTATACATCATAGTAAAATATTCTGGAGAAAGAGCATAGGTTCGTATTGCTAAAGAATATTTAAATTTATGTTTTAAATTTATTGTATTTGCACATTTTATCCAAACATCACTCAGTAAAGAATCATAAGTTAATAAAACAGAATAATAATGACATGCGTCTGCAATTTCTGCTATTTTTTTAAAATCATCTATACTTTCATTTGAGTGTGCATACATCCAATGAATTTTCATTGTATTTTATTATTTCCTTTTGATTTGTTTTTTCACCACTTTCTTCACTGCTTTCTTTTTCACTCTTATTTTAGGCATATCAGGTACTGGCATCCATTTACCCATTGACTCTGCAAGACTATCAATGATTCTTTCATTTTCATATTCAATAAGAGAAATAACCATTTTATGCACCGCTTTGGCTTTTGCATCGTCTGGATCTGGCTTAAGAACTTCATGCACTGCTTCTTCAAGAACAGCTAAGTGACAATGAAGCAATTCATGAACAATTGTTGCACGAATATCTTCTGGAGAATCTTTTCTAAAATCTTTGTGCAAATACATTTTTGCCAAATGTTGACCATGAATAACTTCTGTCTCACCAAGAGCATCAGCGCTAGATGGTTTTGCCTGCATCATGATTGTCCAATTAGACAGCCCCATCATATTCTTAAGTTTATTTACATACCGAATAACCCAGGCATCCATCTCTTCAACTTTCACAGGCTGTCTTGCCATTTTATACACCACAGTTATCCTCAACAGCTTTTTTTTCATTCTCATCAGCAAAGAGGCGTACTGCATAAATACATGGATCTCCGCCTTCTTCCCACTCTATATCTTCGTCATGTGTAGTTGGAATACCATCATGCGTTGAACAAACTGGTCGGCTAATCCAGCCGTTGTTCATTCCAAGAAGCAACCAGTCTTCAAAACTTTTTTCAACCGCCCAAGGATTGTAGTTCTTTTCTGAGTCATAAAAATTATCTGTCATTTCTTCTCCATATAAAAGCGTTTCTTAAATAAACAATTCCGTATGCAAATGATCCTAGTATAAAACCATATTGCTTTGTGATTACTGCGTAGTATGTCCAAAAACATTCTACGCAGATCATCCACAAAAAAGCTTCCCATTTTTTTTTACCGATAAAGAACATCCCAACAATGCCCATTGATGCTAATAACCATGACCATTGTTGGTTGCTCATATATCCCGATTAAGCGTTAGCTCTTTCTATTTCTGGATTTACAATTTCAAAATGACCACGCTTTACTTTCTTAAAATAAGAACGATTTGCGTTGTAAAAATTGTAAAATGTTGGGAGTGAGATTTGTGTATCAGTAGCTACTTGCACTGGGGTAACAACCTTGCCAACATTTACCTTTAAAAAATTAACAATACCGTCTTGCTTTGACTTTCTTCCAGCCATTTCTTTTACCATCCTTTGTTTAAAGTTAAATATTTCTGAATAATGATTATACTCTTCAACGGAAATTCCATAATACTTACATGTCTTTTGAACACCCCAATCTCTGTAGTGACCGTAGATAACACATGAGGCTACTCTGTGATCATTCACTGGGATTTTAGAAATTAACTGGTCATAGACCTTGGAAAACTCAGCTGTATTTGTAAAGCTAGCTTCTTCTTCATTGATAATTTCTTCCGACATTTTATATCCTTTCTATTGAATGATGAAAGCCTACCATTTATAAAATTGAAAATCAAGGAGTTCTTATAAAAATAAATAACGGGCGCTCCCCGTATCTGCAATAACCTTTCGGAATACTACAGCCAAGAAACGCCCGTTAAAATTTATTTTTTCTTTAAATGCCAATCAATATGATTGTCTAACTTTTCCTCTACTTTGACAACATCATGATGAAGGTCTTGAAGTAAAGAGGCGACTACGCCATGATCGTTTTTGTTTTCCACTCTGCTTTTTTGCACTAGAGCTGCCAGGATTCCTCCTACAGCAGCAATTAGCGCAACAGTGATCGTTTCCAACTCTAGCCATTACTCTGCGAGTAAGAAGCTTGCAATATCTTCTACTGGCATGTCAAACTTCCCAAACTGCTCTTCGTGTTGTGAAAGCATTTCTACAAGATCGCCCTTTTTAACAGTTTTTGGGTCAAGAGGAACTTCCTTTGTTGGTGATGTCTTTCCAGCACCAGAAGTTGGTGTGGATGCTGAGCCAGCAGCTGGAATGCCAGAAGTTTTCTTTTCTGGATCAAGTGGAACTTCATTAATCATTCCCTTGATGATATCAACCTGCGAACTGTGCCATGCGGCAGCTTTAACATGATCTTGCATTTGTTCAGCAGCAGTCTTTGCGGCTGTTTCGTGCCAAGATTTCATTGCGGTATGGTCAGAAACCATTTTCTTCATATTGTCTTTCATAAAATCTCCTTATATCAAAGATATACTAATAAGCATATCATATTTTTTTTAATCTAATGGACTCATGTATTGAATCTTCCGAACATTGACATAAGCTTTACTCATATCAGCGTTTGAATCATTAACAGGTCCGCCTACCACCCATGCATCGCAAGTACGACTTGCTGCGCATTTAAAATCAAATATTTCACAATATCCAAGATTTGCAAGATTAATTACAGCATAGGCTTCATCTTCTCCGCCAAGTCCAGCAGCAATTGCAGTACGCATATCAGTTGTTTGAATAAAAGCTGCACAATTTCCACAAAGAGCAGTTTTTGCTTCTTCTGCGGTTGTCTTAAAAATATCAGCTTTTTGTTGCCAAAATTCTGGGTTAGAAATTGCTGGATTCATTGGACCGTATCTAGCTACATCAATACAATATTGCCTATTTTTAATATTAACAGTAATATCTTGAGTTGCAGCTGGATAGCCATTTATCATTTCTTCGGACATAGTGTTTTATTTTACCATATTATTGATAAATTGAATAAAGCTCTTCTTGAGTCCAACGCTGGACTGGCATTTGAACATCTTTGAAATAAAAGAAAGCATCTTCTGATGTATAGTATATACGAGCATAAGCTTGTCTTGCTCCTTCATCATAAGCTGGACAATTTGGATTCTTATCTAAATATAAAGCTTTATATTGATAAATATCTTGTTGCCAATGTATTGCATTAACTGGAACAAGCAGCCAATTGCAGTATGGGCAAACTTTGTCTGGATATGGAAAATCTTTCTTTAAACCACCAAGCAGCATTACAGGCTTCCTCCATCAAAATCTTGCCTTATTAAATAAGCAATAATATGATCTAAAGAGTTTCTTGCAATCTCAACTCCATCCATTAAAGAATTAACTTCATCTAATGTCATTGGATAATTATCTTCTGGGCTTTGTATAAAAAATGCTGGAACAAAACTTCCTTCAAATGGTACAGCTTTAATTACAATAGAAAGGCTATCAATATCTTCTAGATTTTCTTCGCCATTATACGGTATAATTCTCATCGCAATCAATTCCTTTTTCTGTAACAATTGTTATATTCTTATAAGTCAAAAGCATATCACGAACTAATCTAGTTAATATTGGAGTTTCTTTTGATTTCTTTTTACCTAGTATAATGCAAATTTCATAATCGTCAATTTTATGTGTATAAAAATATTGATAATGTTTATCATAAATAATTTCTGCATTTTTATCAATTGCAGTTTTTGTCCACAATTTAATAAACCTAGAAGTTGTAGCTGGTGATATATAAATATAAACTTTAGATTTGTTTAACTTTTCAATAAAGTTAACTATATAATCATGTCTATAACTTGTATCTGAGAGTACAAGAACTTTCTTACCTTCTAGGTATGAGAAGTCAATTTCATTCAGGTTTAACACGATTTTTGTGGAACAAAGCAAATGTGCTTGCTAATAGAGAAAACATTAAAGCTGACTTCCAACCAATTTGATGACTAAAACCCCAGCTGATTGAGAGCTTTAGCATTAAGGCATTAAGTGCAATATAAGCGGCGTAGATTAGATAGTAAAAGAAGTTCATATGTACATGATACACCATGTTTCCCCAGATTTGATTAAATAAAAAAAAATTGCAAAAGTCATGCAAAACTTGCAAAATACTGATATGCTTCGCATGCAAAGCGAGCGAGGTACTCTTTATATACTTATATACTTATAAACTATTAAGTATACTAGTATACTTGGTACTCTTGGTATAAAGAATACGGTGGTATACTTCAGTATGAGAATTATCGGAATTGTTGAGTCTGATGAATGCAGCGGGGCTGCAATTATGGACTCCGATTTCATTTCAATCATAAAAATGAACGATTATTATGTAGCAGCTTCAAGGTGTATGTTTACGCACATTCCAGTTACCTGTGAAATTTCTGAAAAAGACGCAGAAATTTTTTTTAAAAATGGTGTAAACTGTTTAGACTTTAATGAAACAATTGAGGAACCCAAAAAAAAGCGAAAGCGCATATAATCTTCTATGAAAAAAATTAGCTGGTTTAGTCCTGGTAGTGTTGATGTTAGTGGTGTCCATTGGTATAGTCAAGGCTATAGCAATGCAGCTATTCATACTATTAATGCTCTTAGAGAAAAAGATGTAGGCGTATTCTATAATAGAAATGAAATACCGTTTCATGTTAACTTTTGTCAGCCTCATTATTATCAAATGCAAAATTTGTATAAAGTTGGCTACACTCCTTGGGAGTCAACAAAAATTCCAGTTGGCTGGAGACATAACATGCAGCAAATGGATGAGATTTGGGCTACTTCTAATTTTGTAAAAGATGTATATGTGCAAAGTAATGTACATCACAATATTCATGTTATACCACATGGCATATCTGATGAATTTAAAATAATTGATAGAGAAATTATAGGAACATTTAATTTCCTGCATGTTGGTGGTGATTCAAAAAGAAAAAATGCTCAAATGGTTGTTGACGCATTTCTTGATCTATATGAAGGAAACAATGATTTTAAACTTATATTAAAATATAATGGATTTTGTCAAGCAGAAGTTTATATTGATAATAATCTTGTACCAGCAATTCAGCATCCACAAATATACGGCATTCCAGATAATTTAAGTACAGAAGATTTAGTTAAGCTTTATCATAAATGCCATTGTCTTGTTTATCCAACTAGTGGTGAAGGTTTTGGAATGATACCTTTTGAAGCAATTTGCACTGGTATGCCAACAATTGTCACAGATGCAACTGGCTGTAGTGATTTTGCAAAATACTCAATACCTCTTTCATGTAAAATGAATAGTGCTGACTGGAATAGCCATCAGTATGGTGAAGACACAGGTCTATGGGCATATCCTGATATGGAACAGTTAATGGATCTTATGACACATGTTGTTTCGGAATATGATGAGTTTAAGAAATATACAATTCAATCTGCACGCATATTGCATAACGAACATTCTTGGTCAAGTGTTGCAGATAAAATTCTTGAAAGAATAACTTTTTACGAAAATTCTTTTTCTTAGACCTAGGTATTTTTGGTTGCACCGAGTCTTCCTGCAGGGTAAGATGGTTGTTCTTACTTTTGGAGGTATGTCATGTCAATTTTTACAACAGATTTTATTAATAGCTATAGTTTAAGAACCGCACCTTGGGGATTTGGCGGTCTTGGCGAAGTTGTTTATTTAAGAACATATAGTCGTAAAATTGAAGGAACTGATAGAAGTGAGACCTGGGTTGAAACAATCAAGAGAATTATTGATGGTGCTATTGAAATTGGAGTTCCTTTTACTCAAAAGGAAGCAGAAGCTTTATTTGATCATATGTTCAATCTTAAGTGCTCAGTGTCTGGCAGAGCCCTCTGGCAGCTTGGCACTCCTCTTGTAAAAAAGTTTTCGGGAACTTCTCTCAATAATTGTTTTTTTACAAACATTGAAAAAATTGAAGATTTTGAACTTTTGTTTGATTACTTGATGCTTGGTGGTGGGGTTGGTTTTTCCGTTGAGCGTTCAAAGATTCATGATCTACCAAAGGTTAGAAAAGTAGATTTTATTTCAGCAGAAAAAACAAATGATGCCGACTTCATTGTTCCAGACTCAAGACAGGGGTGGAGGGAATTGCTCCATAAAGTGCTTGAGTCTTACTTTGTAACTGGCAAATCTTTTACATACTCAACTTTGTTGATTCGTGAGTTTGGAACACCACTCAAAACTTTTGGCGGCACTGCTTCTGGCTCTGGTGCGCTTGTGGAAGGTATTGCTGATATTTGCAAAGTTTTGGATCAAAGAGTTGGAAAGAAACTTCGTTCAATAGATGTTCTTGATATTTGCAATATTATTGGTCGCATTGTTGTTTCTGGATCATCACGCCGATCTGCACAGATTGCAATTGGTGATCCTGATGACATGTTATTCATTAGAGCAAAAAACTGGGGCAGCGGTAATGTTCCAGCGTGGAGGGCTAACTCTAACAATAGTATCTACGCAGATTCATATGATGAGATTGTCCCTGAATTCTGGAAGGGATATGATGGCACTGGCGAGCCTTATGGTTTGTTGAACAGAAAGCTTGCAAGAACACACGGCAGACTTGGCGAGAAATCACCAGATCCAAGTATTGAAGGGTTTAACCCATGTGCAGAGATTGCACTTGCAGATGGTGAGTCTTGCAACCTTGCAACAATTTTTTTGCCAAACATTGAATCGCTAGCGGAACTCCTAGAAATTTCAAGACTTCTTTACATGGTTCAAAAACAAATTACAAGACTTTCATACCCATATGAAAAAACAAATACGATTGTGCATAAAAATTCAAGACTTGGACAATCTGTCACTGGAATTCTTCAGTGTACAGAAATACAAGTTGGTTGGTTGAAAACAGCATATGAGTACTTGAAAGAATACGATAAAAGCTATAGTGAAGAGCATGGCTGGAACCCATCAGTGAGACTTACAACCGTTCAACCATCTGGAACACTATCTCTGCTCCCAGGTGTAACTCCTGGCATTCATCCTGCTTTTGCTCAGTACTATATTCGCAGAGTTCGTTTTAGCTCGGTTGACCCGCTCGTTGATGCGTGTAGAAAGCGTGGTTATAAAGTTACTTGGGACATGGGATTGGATGGCAGAGAAGACCACAGCCGATATGTTGTTGAGTTCCCATGCAAGTCACCAGAGGGAGCTGTGTTGGCAGCAAACATGACTGCTATTGAACAACTTGAGTGGGTTAAGAAGATGCAGGCTGAGTGGGCAGATAATGCTGTTTCAGTGACAGTTTACTACCGCAAAGAAGAGCTTCCAGCTATTCAAGAATGGTTGGCAAAAAATTATGATAAGAGTGTTAAGTCTGTATCGTTCCTTTTGCATGTAGATCACAACTTCCCTTTGCCTCCTTATGAGGAAATTACAAAAGAAGAATACGAGAAAAATGTATCTAAATTGAACCTTTCTGTTCCTCTTCAACAAATGTCAAGCGATTTATCAATTGAATTGAATGATTGTGCTACTGGTGCGTGCCCAATTCGCTGATATCTGAACATTTATGTACTAGTTTTTAATAAAAGTAGTGTATAATTTACCGTATGTCGTCAAATATTATTAAAAGCAAAAACCTCTGGGTTCCAGAAAGAGCTTTTGGAGTCTGTGTATATTTTACATCAAAGGATGAAACCCTTTCTGATGGTGATGGCGCAGTTTTATGCGCTGAAGGTGTTATGTACGATTTAGATATTGAAAGAAGAGTGCTTGAAGCTGGTCGCTATTGGAGCGGTGATGCTGATGGTATTGTTAAATGGGTTGCTGGTGCAAGAAAAGTTTCATCATCAGAAAGAGATGATCAAGTTGAAAGATTGAATGATGGATTGATAGCTGATCCATTTGAAGATATGTATGACGATCATTTCTCAAACAGGAGTGTTAATGGAAAATAAAATGGAGTTAGTTGAAGAAACAATTATTCTTGATCAAGAAATTGATGATATCTCATACATGGGTTTTACAAGTAAAGTTGAAACATTTGACCCATTTGATTCAGTCAAAATTGACAGTCTTTCTCCAAAAATGAAGCGCAAAGCAATGCGTCTACATAAAAAACATGAAGGTGAAGATGGTACTCAGTCTAAGTACATTGACCCAGAAAGAATTAGTGGATATTCACTTTATGACATTGTAAACCCTCCATATGATTTAGATACACTTGCTGGTCTCTATGATCAAAGCGCTATTCATTATGCAGCTATTAATGCAAGAGTGATGAATACAGTCGGTCTTGGTTATGAATTTGTTGAAACATTAAAAGCAAAAAGAAGAATTGAAAAAGCTCAGGGCAGTGAAGAAAAATTAACAAGACTCCGCCAGCAGTACCAGGATATCAAAGAAGGTCTTGATGAAAAATTTGAGGCTTTAAACATTGAAGAAACATTGATTGAAACAATGGTTCGTGTTTGGCAAGATGTACTAACTGTTGGGAATGGTTATCTTGAAATTGGAAGAAATAATGCTGGAGAAATTGGCTATATTGGTCATGTTCCAGCAACGCTTGTTCGTGTTCGCAGAAAGCGTGATGGATATGTGCAAATTGCAAAAACAAATAAAATTCAAGCTGTATTTTTTAGGCAGTTTCAAGACAAAGAAACCCCAGACCCGATTAATAATGATCCAAAACCTAATGAGTTAATTCACTTTAAAATTTATTCACCAAACAATACATACTATGGAATTCCTTCTGCAGTGTCTGCTGCAACAGCAATCATTGGTGATAAATTTGCAAAAGAATATAATATTGATTATTTTGAAAACAAAGCAATTCCTCGTTATGCAATTATTCTTAAAGGTGCAAAACTTAGTAATAAATCTAAACAAGAATTAATTAATTATTTTAGGAATGAAGTTAAAGGTCGCAATCATGGAACACTAGTAATTCCGCTTCCAGCGAGCCTTGGAACAGACACAGATATTAAGTTTGAAAAACTTGAGGCTGGGATTCAAGATTCATCATTTGATAAATATCGTAAATCAAACAGAGATGAAATTCTTGTAGCGAACAGAGTTCCCGCTCCAAAAGTTGGAGTTTATGATAATGCAAACTTGGCTGTGTCAAGAGATGCAGACAAAAGTTTTAAGATGCAAGTTATTGGTCCAGATCAAGCAATTATTGAAAAGAAGTTAAATAGAATTGTAGCTGAGTTTACAGACCTTATGCAAATTAGGCTTAAGAAAATTGATTTGGTGGATGAAGATATTCAGTCAAGAATTAATGATCGCTACCTACGCACAGAAGTATTGACTCCTAACGAAGTTAGAGGTCAGATTGGTTTGCCAGAAAGATTTGATGGCGATGAAGTTCTACCATTCCCAACAAATGTTAAAAAAGAGCAGAACGATGCAGCCAGCAATGGCGCAGGTGCTCCTTTTGGTAACAACAATAATTCTGCCTCAGAGCCGCCAAAATCACCAACTGGTGATGGAGCAACGAGTGACCCTAGAGCAGATGGAGCCCAAGCAGAGCGTGGTCAGAACCAAGACTCTGGAGAAAATACAGACTCAGGAGGTAATTGATGAGTGATCAAACAATGGTTTTTGCAATGGCTAATGTTAGTAGTACGGATGGTGTTGTCAGTATTGGTCAGCACACATCGCAAATTGCTTTTATGAATCAAGGATCTGATTTTTGTGATATTAAACTAAATGGTAAATATACTATAAAAATTGGTCACGGTCAGCAAGAAGCACATTTTTATAATACAATTGATGGTGATTATACAACATTTGAAGTCATAACTTCAGCTGTAACGCTATCAATGTACGCATTAGGTTAAGGAGAAAATATATGCATGGAAGTAGTTTAGTATATGCTAATACAGCAATCAATAGCACACACGGGGTGATTAATCTGGGACAACACACGGATTGTATAAAGCTTTGGAATCAAAGCGAAACTACATCTGCTGCAGTTAAATTTAATGGACAATACACTGTAGTAATTCCCCATACATCAAATACGGGTGTTCACTCATACTACGAGGTTTGCGGTGATTATACAACAATAGAAGTCCTAACGGCTAGTTGTACAATTTCAGTGTATGCCATAGGATAATTTGCAATAATCACTAAAATGATATATGCTTGTAAATTACGAGGGTTAAATGTCAGATTTTAATATTTCATTCCCAATTGATATGATTAAGAGGGAACAACGCATTGTTGTAGGCATCGCTACAGCCGACAATGTTGATAAAGCTGGCGATATTGTGGACTTTGAAGCATCCAAAGAAGCTTTTGCAAACTGGGGTGGAAACATCCGAGAGATGCATGCTCCTATTGCCGTTGGTAAGGCAATTAATTATGAGCCAGTCGTGCTTAAAGATAAAGATGGTGTATCTTATAATGCTTTTAAAGTTGAAGCTTATATTTCAAAAGGTGCAGAAGATACTTGGCAAAAAGTTCTTGATGGCACACTTCGTTCTTTTTCTATTGGCGGTAAAGTAATTGAAAAATCTGAATCCGCAGATAAATTTTTTCATGGTAAGCCAGTTAATGTTATTAAAAAATATGTTCTTGGAGAGCTAAGCCTCGTTGATAACCCAGCAAACGCTTTGGCTATTATTGATATTATTAAAATGGATGGAGAAGGGTTGTTTAAGTATGCTCTTGATTGCGACTTAGATTGCCAGTTAGCAAAGGCTAAACAACCGCTCAAAGACCCCAAAGGCGGGCTGACTGCTGCAGGTAGAAGGCATTTTAAACAAACTGAAGGTGCTAATCTTAAGCCAGGCGTTAAAGGTGCAGCCGACACTCCAGAAAAAATGCGCCGCAAAGGTTCATTCCTTACAAGATTTTTTACCAACCCGTCTGGTCCAATGAAAAAACCAAATGGTGAACCAACACGCCTTGCGCTTTCAGCAGCAGCATGGGGTGAACCTGTTCCTCAGAATGCATCAGATGCTGCAAAGCTTGCTGCTAAAGGCAGAAGACTTCTTGAGAGATATGCAAATACTAAAGAAAAAGCAGATTTTGAAAATTCATTTGAAGACGCTCTTCTTGAAGAAATTATTGATCTTTTGAAAGATGATGATTGTGATTGTGGGTGTGGTGGTCTTGAAAAAGATGCATCAGTTACAACTGACAACGCTGAATCAAAAAATCCATCAAGAAATGGAATCATTTCACCAACTGTTCCTCCATTCCCATCTGGTTCGCCAAAATTTAAACCAAAGAAAAAAATAAAAAAAGAAGGAAGTCCATGTTGGGATGGCTATCACCAAGAAGGTGAAAAGAAAGGTAAGAATGGAAATATGGTTCCAAACTGTGTTCCTGATAATACTAACAAAAAGGAGAAAGACATGAAAGGACAAGATCTTATTAACAAAGCAACAGGTCTCGTTCCAACCCTCCAGGAGTTGTTGGCAAACACAGTTGTGTTTTATTTTGCAGCCCACAGAGCACATTGGAATGTTGAGGGCGTTGATTTTACAGAATACCACGAATTATTTGCAAAAATTTATGAAGATGCTTATGGATCAATTGACCCAATGGCTGAGCTTATTAGAAAAATGGGAGCATTCCCGCCATCGCTAGACGAATCAGATGACATGTCCAGTATTGAAGATGATTCAGCAACATCAGATTCTAGAGAACTTGCTATTGATCTTTATGTAAAAAATCATGGTTTGATCACAATGCTCAAAGCCGCATTTAATGTAGCAAACTCGGAAAATGAACAAGGTGTTGCTAATTTTATTGCAGAAAGAATTGATATGCATCAAACATGGGATTGGCAATTGACAGCTTCTTTAAGAGCATCTGGTGTAGAAATCCCATCACTCATTGAAGATACTGATGAGACTGACATGGAAAATGCTGGGAGTATTATGAATTTGATTAATCAAGTTTTTGCTAATTCAACAAAATCATATGATTCAACACAAAATATTGAAGAATTTGATACAATTAGTAAAATGAACGAAAACGAAGAAGTTATTATTAAGCAAGACTCTGAATTGCAATTAAATAATACTTATGATAAGCTCTCTGACATGAATGAGCAACAAGTCAATAAACTTAATCTTTTGAAGAAGTTTGTTGGTTGGTTGTTCCAAGATGTCGCAGAAACAACTTCAACTTCCGTTGAAGTAAGTGGAAACACACAGGAGGAAGAAATGGACATTAATGTTCTTAAAGATGCTCTGAGTGCTGTTGTTGATGAAAAACTGGCTAGTTTTGCTACTTCAATCAAGGAAGAAGTTGAAGCCTCTGTTCAGGAAAAAATTGAAGCAGTCGCAAAGGGTTTTGAGGTTCAGAGTTCTGAACTTCAACAAAAGCTGGAAACAGCAGAGTTGGCTCTCGCTGAGCAAACAGAAAAAGTTGAGGCATTTGCCGCAGCTGGTGCTGTAAAAAAGAGCGTGGACCCAGAAGATGATGAGGAAGTAGCAGAGGAAGCACTAGCTAAGTCTGCACCTACTTCATTCTGGAGAAATACATATCTGCCACAGGAGTTAATCAACTCCCTAGGTTATAGGTCATAAGGTAAGGAGGAAAAACTACTATGGCAACACAAGAAGAAATTTTGGCAAAAGCCAATGAGGTAACTACTGCGGTAGTTTCAAACAGCAGCCCAGTCAGTGGTGGTGGTGGACTTCTCTACCCAGAGCAAGCAAATCGCTTCCTTGACTTTGTTGTTGATCAATCAGTTCTGATGCAGAACGCAAGAGTTGTTCGTATGCGCACACCGCAGATGGACATTGACAAGGTATCGGTTGGTACTCGTCTTTTGCAGAAGGCAACAGAAGCAACAGATGACGGTTCAAACGCAGCTGTCACATTCAGCAAGGTATCGCTTTCAACTGTAAAGCTTCGTCTTGACTGGAATATTTCAACAGAATCGTTGGAAGACAACATTGAAGGTGCATCGTTGGAAGACCATATCGCACAAGTCATGGCTCGCCAGACTGCAAACGACATGGATGATCTTTTCATCAACGGTAACACATCATCAAACAACGGTCTTCTTAAGGCTTTGGATGGTTTTGTTAAGTTGGCAAAGACTTCGGGTCGTGTTGTGGACTTCGCAGGAAACAATGTTTCCCGTTCGGTTTATGACAAGATTCTCCGTAACATGCCAAGCAAGTACTTGCAGCGCCGTAATGAACTGAGATTCTTCACAGGTCCAGGCGTTGTTCAGGACTCAATCTATAGCTTGGGTAATCCAAACTCAGCAACTGAAGCAACAGCAGGCGCACCTGCTCCAATGTCAACTGCTGGTGAAATGGCATTCTTGCAGGGCTCAATGAGAGCGAATGGCGGTCCTGGTGCAACTGGTCTTGCACCATTCGGTATTCCTTTGATTGAAGTACCTCTAACTCCAGAAACAGTCGCTGGTGACTATTCACCAACAACTGGCTCGCATGGTTATGTGGAACTCACATTCCCTAATAACCGTGTAATTGGTATCCACCGTGACATTACAGTGTATCGCCAGTTCAAGCCAAAGACTGACACAATTGAGTACACACAGTACATGAGAGTAGCAAACAACATTGAAAATGCTGATTCGTATGTAATCGGTAAGAATGTTAAGTTGCGCACACTCTAATTTAAATAATTAAAGTAGATATTGGGCGGGGCTAATTTAAGCCCCGCCTTTTATCTATATTGATACAAAATTATCCATAGGAAGTCAATTGATTTATATGGATATAAATGATAGGATTGATAATATGACTGAACAAAAGAATAGCGTAACAACAGAAAAAATTAATGAACCAAAAAAAACTGTAGCAAAAAAAGCTACGCCAAAAAAAGTTATTACTGAAGAAACTATTACTAGCAATGAAACGGTACTAGTTGTCTTTGAAAGTGGAGCAGGTTATGCAACTGGCTCTGGATTTCACTTTTCTCAACAAAACAAAATGGCAGAAGTTCCTGTAGATGAAGCTAAGCAGCTTTTATCTTTGGATAACTTCAGATTACCTAGTGATGAAGAAAAGGAAATGTATTATAATAATCTGGAGGATTAATAGTGGCAGGCAATCTAACAAACTATCTTGAAAGTAAATTGATTGATCACTTTCTTGGTACAACAACATATACAAAACCAACGACTGTCTATGTAGGTCTTTTTACTGTTACTCCAGGTGAAGCTGGTGGTGGAACAGAAGTTACTGGCGGCTCCTATGCTCGTCAATCAGCAGCCTTTGGTGCCGCAACTCTTGGCGCTACCACAAACAGTGCCAATATTGACTTTGCTGGAATGCCAGCTGCTACAACAGTAGCAATTGGAATTTTTGATGCTATCACTGCTGGCAACATGTTGCTATACGGTGCTTTAACAACTAATAAAACAACAGATGCAGGTGACACACTAAGAATTGCTACAGGCAGTCTTTCTGTGAGCATTGACTAAGGAGATAGCATGGAGAGGAGACAGTTTACAGGCGCAGCGCTCAGGGTAAACCTCTCTTCGTCTATTTCCAATACAGCTACAACAATTAATTTAACAGATGGTTCAACTTATCCAGTCGGAACAAGTCCTTTTGTTATTGTAATTGATCGTGGAACTGCAAGTGAGGAAAAAGTTTTGGTATCAACAAGAACAGCTAATACATTAACTGTTAGCGATAGAGGATATGATGGAACAATTGCGCTTCCGCATGACAATGGCGCATTTGTTGATCACATACTAGACGCAGTTGTTATTCAAAATATGAATATAACCACATATGACAATCAAGTTTTAATGTGGATGGGGGCGTAAATGGCACAGCTATTACCAAAGAATTTCTACACAGGGAACTCAACTGCTGCAAATGTTTATACTGTAGCAAATACAGCAAATTATTATTCAATTATTAAAAATATTAACATTTGCAATACAAGCAATGCTGCAAATGCTACAGCAAGCATTCATTTGCTTACAGATGGTGCAGCACCGTCAAATGATAATAAAATTATTAGCAACGCAATTATCATTCTTTCAGATGTGCTTTACTACAACACATCAATCGTGGTTCCTGCTAATACAAAAATCTATGTGTCATCAAGCTCAAGTTCGTTGACATTTTCAATAAGTGGAGTAGAATATGCCTAATTTAGTTTACGATCCGTCATTTAATAATTTTGTTGTTCAAGTAGATACTGTTCAAACACTTACTAACAAAACTTTAGTAGCTCCTGCTCTTGGCACACCAATTTCTTTAACTCTCACCAATGCCACGGGGCTTCCGATTAGTACAGGCGTAACTGGTCTTGGAGCAAATATTGCTACATTCCTTGGTACACCAACATCAGCTAATCTCCGTAGTGCGGTCACTGATGAAACAGGAACTGGGTCTATTGTGTTTAGTGACTCACCAACTTTAGTTACCCCTGTATTGGGCGTAGCAAGCGCTACAAGCGTTAATAAACTAACAATCACAGCACCAGCCACTTCTGCTACTTTAACTTTGGCTAACGGTAGCTCTTTTACCACTTCTGGTGCTTTTGATACTGTTCTGACAGCAACTGCAAATACTTCGGTAACATTGCCTACAACAGGAACTCTTGCTACAACAGCAAACCTGTCTCAATTTGCTTCAACAACAAGCTCACAGCTTGCTGGTATTATTTCTGATGAAACAGGCACTGGTAACTTGGTGTTCTCAAACTCGCCAACTCTTGTAACGCCAATACTTGGGACACCGCAATCTGTGAATTTGACCAACGCTACATCACTCCCGATCTCTACTGGTGTTAGTGGTCTTGGCGCTAATGTCGCTACATTCCTTGCAACCCCAAGCTCTGCCAACTTAATCAATGTTGTAACAGATGAGAGTGGAACAGGGACTCTTATATTCAATACAAGCCCAAATATTAACACATCGGTTACAACATCAAGCGCATCTTTTGATTTGATCAATACAACCGCAACAACTGTCAACTTTGCTGGCGCTGCTACAACATTGTCTATTGGTAATGCCTCTGGTAATACTTCTTTAAATGGTAATGTCACGGTTGGTGGAAACTTAACTGTTTCTGGTACTAACACTATTATTAATGCCAATACAATAACAGTATCTGACAAAAATATTGAACTGGGAACAATTGCATCACCAACTAATACAACTGCTGATGGCGGTGGAATAACTCTAAGAGGAACAACTGATAAAACAATTACTTGGTCAAATTCATTAACATCCTGGACATCATCTGAAGACTTCAGTATTGCTACTGGAAAATCATATGAAGTTAACGGTACAGCAGTTCTATCAGCAACAACTCTCGGTTCAGGAGTTACTGGTTCTTCTCTAACATCATTTGGGACAAGCCCATCTTTAACAACTCCTGTTATTTCTTCGGGTGGTGCGACATTTAACGGTTCAACATCTGGTACAACAGTTCTTAAGGCAAACGCAACAGCTGGAACTACAACTATTACCTTGCCAGCAGTAACGGGAACTGCTATAACTACTGGAGATACTGGAACTGTTACATCCACAATGATTCTTGATGGAACAATTGCCAATGCTGATATTTCAACAAGCGCCGCAATTGCCATTTCAAAACTAGCAGCAGGAACTGCTGGTCAAGTAATTCTTGCTAATGCGACTGGGGTTGCAACATATGTAACACCTTCTGGAGATGTTTCCTGGGATAGTTCAGGCAATGTGCAGATTACTGCAAATACAATTGTTAACGCAGATATAAACTCAGCAGCAGCAATTGCCTATAGCAAACTTTCTTTGGCAAATACTATTGTTAATGCTGATATTTCAACAGCAGCTGCAATTGATTTAGGAAAAATTGCTGATGTTTCAACGAACGCTAATACCGCAACTGCTTATACACTTGTTTTAGCTGACAAAAATAAAGTAGTTGAGCTTAATAACGCAGCAGCAATTGCTCTTACAGTACCAGCTGATAATACAGTTGCTTATGGAACAGGAACTCAAATTACTCTTCTTCAAACAGGTGCTGGTCAAGTAACTATCGCTGGCGCTTCTGGTGTTACTGTTAACGCAACTCCTGGTTTAAAGATGCGAGCACAATGGTCATCTGTTACACTATTAAAGAGAGCCGCTAATACATGGGTGGCTATGGGAGACTTGAGCACATAATATGAAATTTTTTGGTGGAGGAAATCAAAACTTAAAGTTTTTAAGAAAAAAAGCTAAGCCAACAATTGCTGAAGGCACTGCTCAAGCAACTGCTAATACAACTATTACCAATGCTGGTTTTAAAGTTGGAACTGTAGGAACAACTGCTACTCAAAACAGTGGTTTGAATGGTGTTGTTTTACCAGCCGTTACCGATACGACAGTTACTCCATTAGGAACTGCTATCAACTATAACATTGGAGTTTTTTCACCACCAACATTTTTTGGTCCTCCGTCATTCTTTTCGCCTCCTGCATTTTTCTCACCACCTGGATTTTTTTCACCTCCTGGGTTCTTCGCCCCTCCTGGGTTCTTCGCCCCTCCAGCATTTAAGTAATTGCTGCAACTATGAAGTTTAAAGAACTTTACCCCAAGGTGCTTGTCTATCAAGACCTACTGCCAGAGCCAGATCGTTTGTATCAAATAGTAAAGGATTCCGAGCGTGACGCTGATGGAAGGTTTTATTTGAGAAAGTGGGATAAATGGTCTGTTTTTGGGACATACTCTCAAGAAAAGCATGAAGATAGTGAGCATTATGAACCAAGAGAATTTGGTGAAAGATATGACGATGAAAAATATCTAGCAGATTGTGTAATTGAAGCTTACTCTAAAGCAATTAATCACTATGTAGATAAACATAATGTGTCCGTTCCAGAAGGTGGTAGATTGATGACATCTTCTTTTTCAAAATACGACAGTGATTTAGATGTTTTAAAAAATGGTATGACAATGCCGTACCACACTGATTTCATTATTTCAGAAAGAGCAATGCCAGGAAATAAATTTTTTCTTACATGCACTACATATATCAATGATGATTATGATGGTGGAGATATTTGTTTTTATATCAATGGTGATTTTATTAATTATAAACCAAAAGCTGGCGATATTCTTGTATTCCCATCTGGACTTCCTTATTATCACGGAGTAAAAACTATTAAAAATGGAAACAAATTTTTTATAAGAAACTTTATACAGTACCCATTTAATGGGACAAAAGAGTGGTTAGCAAAGCAAAGAGAGTTTGGAGCGCCAAGGTGGGCGGACAAAGAAAGGGATAGGCTTGCTTATGAAAATCCAAGAAATATGTTATATGTTTATAACAATGAAATTATTTCTTATGATGATCTTCTTAAGAAGTGAACTCTTCAATTGTATAAAAAGAAGGTATAACCCATCGCTCTCCAGAGAGAACTGGAGTAACTCCATGAAGGTATTCAATATCTCCTGGGTGAAATACAGCTAGTCCAGGTTTTGGAGAAACTTTAATCCCGTGTTTTGGATAAAATAATTCTCCACCAATAAAATTATCATTGAGATAAAATAATGAGTTAATGTCGTAATCAATAAAGGCATTTGGTCTTCCATCTTGAACTTGTTTATCGGCATGTGGAACTTGAAAATCTCCAGCTCTCCAGCAAACAATAACTGGTGGTCTTTTTCTTAAGCGAACTTTAAATTTTTTTTCCAAAACTAATTGCATTTTTTCAATATAATAATCAATTAAATTAAATATATTAATATCTAATTCTTTAATTAACTCTGCACTACATGTTCTGTTATACCATAAATCAGAACTGTATTTTGAAACACCATCTTCATGTTCTTGAGATTCATTTGAATTATCCCATTTATTTATTTTTTTAACAAAATTACTTAATTTTTCTAAATCTTCTGGTGTAATAAACTCATCTATATTTCCCATATTTTCTAATGAGTTACCAAAATACCCAGGGGGTACTCTCCAAGGTTGTTCCTTATTTAAATCATCATAACTTAATGGGTATTTGTTGTTCATGTTACCGTTCTTTATGTTATAATCAGTCTATCACAATAGACAAAAGGATTTTATGCAAGCACAGTATATTTTTGATCCAAGGGTTGGAATTATCCTCTATAAAGATGCAGTGCCAAACCCCCATGAAATTATAGATGAACTTGAAGAAACTATCGGTAATAGCACAACAGAATATTACAAATGGTCATCAGCGACTGTTGGCAATCTTGAAACAATTAATGGCTACAGAGAATGTTCTGATTGCAAAATAAACGCAAGTTTAGCAAATAATGCACCAGATTCTTTTTCTGGGATAAAAAATGTATACGAAAAAACTACAGAGTCATTAAGAGAATGCCTTTATGACTATGAATCTAGATTCAACATAAAAATGGATTTTATGGAAAGCGTTAATTATGTGAAGTATGGTGCTGGTAATTTCTTCAAACCACACGCAGATCATGGTTTTTCATACACCGCAACAGTATCTTCTGTTATGTATTTAAATGACAATTATGAAGGTGGTGAATTATACTTTCCTACATTTAATTTTAAAATTAAACCAAAAGCTGGAGATGTAATTATGTTTCCATCAACTTTTATTTACACTCATGGCTCTGATGTTGTTACTTCTGGCGTTAAGTATTCAGCAGTAACTATGTTTGATTATAATGAAAGAAACCATAAAGGTTTTCAGTATGGTTTTAACTTAGATGGCTCCCCAGCCGACCCAGATGCTGGTCGGGGTATCCGATTCCCTAACGGAAGATTCTTGTCACAACTTGTTCCTTTAGAACAGGGTTATGACTTTTCAAGGTATAGTTAGTATATGACAAAAATTACGCTCTCTAGAACATTGCAAACTCCAGCCCTAATTAAACAATCACGACTTAAGCGTGATTGGATGGATGCCACTTATAACAAACATGCGTATCAATGTACTCCTGTAACAACAGCAAATGTTAATGGGTGGGAGATGCTGCTGCCAGAAGATGTTACTGTTATTTGGGATGGAGGCAATTCTCCTGCGCAAATCATTAACGGTGGTGTTCACAATGGTTGGAATTTTGCTCATTCAAATATTAATGGGATGATTTCTTTTGCTACTGGTTGGGTAATTAATACAGAAAGTCCTTATCATCTTTGGACAACTGGATCACCAAATTATTATGTTGATGGAGCTGTGCCGATGACAGCGACTATTCCTAGTGATTGGTGGGCGGATGAGGTTCAAACGAATTGGGTTATTACAAAAGTAAATGAGCCAGTCACTTTTAAGAAAGGTGAGCCATTTTTGTTCTTTACTATATATGATCCAAACTTACTGCCAAGTGTAGAATTTGAAACTATTAATAGATGGGATTTCCCAGAGATCGTTGCTCAAAGAGCAGAGTATAATGATTTGAAGATTAAAAATTCCAAAGAAAATCCCTGGACATGGCTGAAGGGACTGAGGACTGGTCGTGGCGCTAAGGGTGAGCAAATTGGTCCAAAATATCCAGGATTGCCAAAACTTAAGGAGCCAGAAATTAATGATGCAATATAATGATGTAAAGGCAAATCACCTTGGTGGCGGTGTTGTCCTTTTTGAAAATACTTTTGATATGGATTGGGATTGGATTTTTAATTTTTTTAAAAAAAATGTTGATCAAGAATCTGAAGGGATGTATACCCCAGTAAAACACCCGCATACTGGTGAAGAAGCTTATGTGAATAGAAGTGGGTATTTCTTTGATAAGAAATCCATTGAGGAAATGCCAAGTCGGAGTATGGCTTTGCATCGTGATCCAGATATGCAAGCAATTAAAACAATGGCTTTTATTGAAGAAGTTAAATATCAATGTTTATTAAAATATATGGAAATTTTCCCTCTTGTTTACAAATGCATTTGGTGGAAATCAAAAGGTCATATTTCTTATTACAAGAAGGGTATGTATCTCGGTCCCCACTCCGATGTGAGCAGTGATTACATTTATGGTGTGCCAGAGCCAGCAAATCAGTTAGCGTTGAAAAATGTTCTTGGCACGATTGTTTATGTAACTGATGATTTTATTGGTGGTGAGCATTATTTTGATTATCTTGATATTAAATATAAGCCTAAGAAGGGAGATATTTTGATGTTCCCTGCAAACTACATGGCTGCTCACCGTGTTCTCCCAGTTGAAGATGGAGATCGTTATGCATATCTTGGGTGGTATTGTCATGGGAGTCCTAGTAAGGAGCTCAATGAGATTGTATTTGATCCACTAAAAGACCCAGACGCAGCGATTAATCGTGAAAATCTTTATATGCCTTTTTTAAGGCAAGACTTTCAAAAATATCTGCTATCACAAGGGCATGATGAAAAATCATACGCTTATTCAATTACTGTAAACATGGAACAGGTTTGATATAATAACACTATGCTTGTAATTGACAACTATATCAGAAACCCTGAACTGCTTGCGGAGATAGAAAATTCACCTACCCTCTTTCCAGAATCAATGGGCTCTGAGAATAGAATCGCTACTGAGCTTAATTCATATCACCATGAACAAGCAAGTTGTTTTGCTCCATATATGTTTTGGGATGGTTGGTGGAAATCACCAGCAAACACTCTTGCTAAAAAAATAGTTCAATCGGTTTGGGAGACCAATTTGCCTTTTGATAAAGAAGACATTTGTGGGTTTGAATACTGGACAAGAACATTTAATCCTGGTCAATATCTTGATGTTCATGTTGATGAGGATACTTTTTTATATGCAAAAGAAAAAGTTTTTCACGGTCCAGTTATTGGGTGTGTTTACTATCCACATACAAATGATGTGGTTGGTGGATTTTTAGAGCTTCATCCGAACGCTGTTGAAGAAAATCTTAAGTATGCCTTGGAATCAGAAAATATTCGTAATAACATTTCACCACTTGAAGATCGTGAAAGAATTGCTTGCAAACCAAACAGATTAATTGTATTTGATGCTGGTCATACTGTTCATAATACAACTCCTCCTATTTCTGGGGTTAGGCGAGTTATGGTTATAAATGTTTGGCATAAAAATAGTCCACCATCTGCTCTTCAAACTGGTGAGTTTTTTTATGAGTAATTTTGAGTTTCAATCATTATTAAATATAGGTATATATAAAAAAAAATTAAATTATATTGATAATAATAAAATTTATGAAGAAATTAAAAAATATTCTAAAAGTTTAGATGAGAGTTTTAATTCAAACAAAAATCATTCATATTTTGAAGATCAAACATATCCATTTGATGGACCAGAGTCTAATAAATTAATGAACTGTCTTTCTGCAGAAGTAAGTTCAGCTATTGGTCGTGAAATGTTGTTAAATGAAATATGGACTTTGACTCTTAAAAACGGTGAATCCGTTGGCTACCATTCGCATAAGTCAAGCAATCATTCAAACCCCGCCGAACACTACTCAATTGCTTACTATGTTAACACTCCAATTGGTAGTTCAGATATTCAGTTTAGTGTCACAGCTTGTAATACATTGGAAAGTCTAGTATCTGTTAAAGCAGAAGATGGATTGTTGGTTATTTTTAATTCTTTTATACCTCATATGACAAATAGGCATAAAAATGTAGATGAAAATCGTGTTGTTATTAGCGCTAATTTTTCTCCCAAAAACCCAATATCAATTTCAAATCAAGACTGGACAGCGTATTGGGATAAGAGGTGATCTTATGATAATATATACATATGACAATCACTAAAGATTCTATTAAAGGGATTACTGGAAGAACAAGGCTCAATGATATTGAGGCGATTCTGGATGTTCCAGAAGTTAACGCAGATGATATAAGCCATATTGTAAAAACAAATGCTGATTCTATTTTTACTTGGGATTATTCATCG